GGACTATACAAAGAACCAAAAGCCCGCAACGTTAATTGCAACAGCAGCCGCTGACACTTTGTAGTTAATTGTTGGAGCAGCAGAGTTCAATTGCGCCAATACAGTGCTGTAGGTAATGGTATGCGCAGTTGCCCCAGCAACAGGAGCAATCAATGACACAGCATCACCAGTAGATGCAAATCCTTGCATCTTCAAGGTATCCGCAGCAGCATTTGCAGTCCAGTTGGTTTGCACCACAACAGGAACGTTATTAACTGGCGGTACCAAAGCTGTTAACACAACACCAGCATAGGTAGCCGAAGAACCAGCTGTCACAGCAGTAGCTTGAGGTGCATCATAGGTAAATAATCTTGCATTACCAGTACCAGAGATATAAGCCGGTAAGAAGTGCACTGAGGCATCTGTTACAGCATAACCAACGAGTCTATAAGAGTCATACCCTTGAGGCATAGTCGGTGAGCTGTTGCTTGCTAGGGATACAAGCCCAGCCACCGCCTTATACCCTCTAGAGTCTGCAATGGCATAGACTGCATAAACCTTACTAGCCGCCAGTGTTCCTGCATCCAAACCATTGGCACCCACAACAGCAGTATCTAGCACCAAAGGAGCTGCTTCTGTAACACCTTGTAGGTTAGGATTTGCAGCACCTAGGGTAATATCCATAATGTTGTTGGAATCCCGTGCAGTGCCAGCTGCGAGGTTTAGTTTAGTGTTTGGTGTAGTGGCATCCAATGTCACTAAAAAGCCATTGATGTTTAATACCGGTAAAGTAACGATAGGATCATTTTGTACTTGTGGATTCGTCATTTTTTCTATCCTCTAAAATATATGTGCTGTAAGAGGAGGTAGGTAATGGAGGTAACCTACCTCAACCTGTTGGATTAGCCTTGTGACAATGGCACCAGTAATCTAAGCGAGTACTCCGGCACGATCACAGAACCGTGAACCTCGTCATAGATCATACCCGTTTGGTTTTGTCCAAAGAGCGAACCATAGGTCAAACGCAATGAAGCGCCAGTACTTGGATCGTTTTCATTAGCTGTTGGGTATGGGTCTTGTTCAGGCAATTGCGGCATAGCAACATAGAATGCATCGCCACCTAACACGCCACCGCATCTGTGAGATGGGAATGTGAGAAGCTGCATACCTGCTGCAATTGGGTTGTTAAGGTTTTGGTTTTGACCACCTGCCCAGTTTAATGCTGGTGTGATAGACAATACTACGTGACCTGAACCATCAGCTGCTGCATTAGCTGTTGCACGTACTTGCACAGGGTTAGCAGAAGGTTTGTGCCCAATGAACGTTAAATAACGCATATTAGGTTGACCAGATACACCATCTGCGAACTGGAATACGTCACCCGAGAACACAGCATTAGCATCAGAAGCAGTCGCACCAGATACAGTAATCTGTGTGACATTTTGCCCTGTTGGATCGTTGGTAGAAATAACAGTTAAGGTTTGTGCACCTGTTCCCGTTGTTCCCGATACATGGATAGGCATTAAGTTAGATTGGTAATATTTAACAACCGGTGTACCCCAATCACCAATTTCCCAAGACATTGCGATATCATCGTTACGTTTTGGTACGAATTGGTTAATACCATTACCAACTACACTTGGCACGACAGTATCTGGCAAATAAACTTTCATGCCTTCTGCAACTGCACCATAGTTTTTAAAGAGCATATGCATTTGGGCTAGTTGGTTAAAAGAGCTAATAGCCGTTGCACCATTACCAAAGAATCTATAAGGACCAGAGAAGGTATTGAGTGTGTTGTCTAATTGCGACATCACAGAACTATCCCAGTTTTGGGCAATATTGCCTTCGACTAAGTTAGCCAATTCCGCGATGAAACTTTTACCAAACACACGCATGTAATCTTCTTCACCTTTTTCCAAATTGAAGATGCGTTGTTGAGCCGTTACAGCAAATGAACTGTTATTAGCTTGATCAGCAGTTAAAGATTGCACGCGTTGAACAGCAGCTTGGAAAGATGCCACTAAACCAGCTGTTGTTGTTGCACGGGGTGGAAGATCAAAGGTGACTGTTGAGCCTAAATTGGCTTGGATTTTGTCAAAATCCTTGAATTTCATATTGGCTGTTGATAGATGACAGCATAAGTTGTAAAGCAAAGCTAAACTTGAACGTTGGTATGTTTGTACCGTTTGTAAAATATTACTAGGGAATGTAGCCATGTTGGCCTCCGTGCCATGATGAAGTTACAAAAGATGGTTAACCGCGGTATTTAGAGCGTAAATCAGCCCAACTAGGCGCATTACCATCCGTGCCTGCTATAGAAGGTCGCAACTGTGACAGAGGTTCATTGGGGAGGCGTACTTTGGTGGCTTGTTCGTTCTCTTTGATCGAATTAGCCAGCCTTTGTGCCTGTATAATGGCGTCTTTGGGTGACATATAGCTCAGTGTTTCTAACTGAGACATCTTGAATCTGTCTTTTGCCAACTCGTAGAGAACATCAGCAGAATTTTCTACGTGATCTGCTAAAATTTGTACGGTGTTTGGAAAACGAGCATATTCAATATCACCTGTTACCTTTTCAAAGTCTTGGTATTTATCTTTACCTGGTGAGATTTTATTCCAGAATTTATTCACAATGGCTTGTGCTTGTTCGGTCTCAGTGCGCTGACGCGTTTGCTGTTCCCAAGCCTCACGCTGCCTTTGTGTTTCTTCTGCCACAATCTTTCTTATATGATCTTCATTATTACTAGGTGTTTGGTATTGCGGGGAAGTTTGTGCTACCTCACCATACTTTTGACTAGCATATTCTGGCTGTTCAACCCGTAACCTGCGGTCTTTCTCCACAGCTTCACGTTTTGCGCGCCCGATCAGATCATTTACTTCTGATTGCTTGAATATTTTCTCATTACTAACGACCGGTTCTGGCGTACTAGGTGCCATAGACGGGGTTAAATTTTCAGGTGTAGATGTACCACTACCTGACAATACAGTCCCTTGTGAACTTTCCATTACGTGCTTCCTTGCTATTAACCCCGCTACGGTCTTGTAGGCACATCCATGCCCACCCCCTAAATACAAGTTAGGTCTCGTGCTATTTCCGCGCAACCGTTAAAACCTCTATTAACGCAAGAGTCTCGGCAACCCTCCACCCAGGATCGGGGTATTGAGTTGCACTTTATACTGTACTGTTTGCGGGTATGCCTTGCAAAACTCCCTACCACGAAATACCATAAAATATTCAAAGGACTTGAAATACTCTAAATGTGGGAAATACCAAAAGGACTGATCATGGTAGAAATCTTAGGGAAAAACTACGTAACAGAAAAAGAAGCTTGCAGGTTGTTGGGTTATTCAGTGGAATGGTTGAGAAAACAGCGAAGGGCACAAACAGGGCCAGCACACATCAGATTGGTACCAGGAGGTAAGATCTATTACGATCGTACCACCCTGGAGAACTGGATACGTCTAAGAATAGCCGCATCCATCTAGACTAAGAACAGTTATCAGGTAAAACAGCGGCTGGCTCAGCAGCAGGTGCTGGCTCTTCCGGCTGTTGTTTAGCTTTTAACTGCTCAATCCAGAACAATAGCTCCTGTCTTGCACCAGTGAAAGCATTCAATTGTGCTTCAACATTTGCTAACCGTTGTAATAATGTTTGTAAATCCATAAATATTCCCTAGTGTTGTTGTTACAAAATTGCATATCCAATAAAAAGCGTACCATTTAAAGCCGTGGCAGCCGTGTTATTATATATAGTTAAAGTAGAAGTACCAGCACCAGCCGTTGCTTCTAGAGTAATATTTTTTGTAGTGTTAGTACCACCCATTAAAGTCAGTTGGATTGAAGATGTTGTAGATATTTTAGTATTAGTCCAAGTAATTGCCTGACTAGCACCACCTGCAGTTGTTAATGCTGATGTAGTGATAACGCCTGCATTACCACTTGCAGTCACAGCAGCTCCTGATTCTGCTCCATTTGCTTTTGCTAAAATAATTTGAGAACCAGATGCCATGGTAGTTGTACCTGTATCTAGAACAAATTTAGCAAGCGCTGCTCCAGAATCTGGTACCTGAATTACCTGATTCTGTGCAATTGCAAGTGCATTTGTAATAGTGGTACTCAAGTTCCCTGTAGCATTAGTAGAAGCTAAAAGACTAATATATCCAGCGGTTGTGCCAAAAGGATAAGCTCTAAACTCACCA